AGCTTGGTAGCGTTGAAGGATTGCCCTGCCGTGGAGATGTTCTGCAGAGTCTGGCCGAAAACGTCGGAAAGCAGGCCGACAGGCTGTCCGGTCTGACCTGCAGTTGCAGCCCGAGCGAGGATTGCAGCAGAGTCCATGTTGCCGCCACCCTGAGCCTGAGAGACTAGGTTGTTGCGGGACATTTCGATGTCAGCACGCGCCTGATTCGCTGCAGTGATGGCACGGTTGGCGATGTCGCCCTCCTGCTGGTTGTAAACCCGCTTGATCTTGGCAAGCTGATCTGCACCAGACGAAGAAGACAGCGTTCCCTGAGTTGCCAGAGAAGCCGTGGCCTGCCGCATGGCATCCTCGTACTGCTCCTCGAGCATGGGATTGTAATAGTCCAGATGGTTCTGCTGGATGTTGTTGTAAAATTTGTCGTCGTACTTATCGAAAGCACTGTTCACCATGCCCATATTCTTTTCGATACGGGCCTGACGAGCAGCCTCTCTTTCTGCTGCACCACCGTCGCCGGGGCTTCCACCATCCATACACATATTACTCACCTCCTCCGCTTTCGTAGAAACGCGGATATTTAGGACTGTCGATTGTACAAACGTAGGTATAAAAAGTTTCTCCGCCCTTGCCGTAGTAGGGATGGGCGGCTTCTCGCTCTGCTCCGAGTGCTTCCAGCCAACGATGAGCCTCGGTGTGGCCTTCCATGGACTTGCACTCCACTCGGTGAGCTCCGGATCGGGCAATGCCACGATTGAAGGTCTTGAGAACCCACTGCGTCATGGGGAGACCGATCTCCTTGACTCTGGGGGTGGCGAACATCCACACGTTCCAGACCTTGGGCCACATCGGGTACGCGCCGACAAAAGCGATCGGCTCATCAAGGCCAAGCGTCCAACTGTAGAGAGTCTCCGCTGCGATGGCCGAGATAGCCTCAGGGGAATCCTCGAAACGGTTGGCGTAGATCTCTTTGGCATCCCACTCGCGCATGTTCTGGGCGATGTGGAGGACGTCGAGGTATTTGGTCTCAACGATATTCATCAGTCGGACTCCTGCTCTTCGTAGTGGACCGCCATATTGAAAAGGGCGACTGGCCCCTCGATCGAGGTAAGCCTGATTGCAAAATGAGTGGATTCGGTTGCGACCTGTACCGGGATCTGAGGATAGGTGACGCCTTCCAGCTTTCCGCCATCGACCACCAGAGTCTCATCGCTCGGGTCGGTGAGGATCTCGATCCCCCATGTTCCCTTTCCAGCGATGTCCAGTGCGGTGATATTCTTTCGGGTGGCAGGCTTTCCTGCAGTCAAGAACGGCGTGGTGACGACGACCTCCAAATCGGTGTCGTATTCGCTTCCGCTGTCGCCACCGTAGAGATAGATGTCATCACCAATGCGGACATAGAGACGATCCTCAACCACCACCATGCCGGAAATGTGTCCCGGGAGTTCCCAAGTCGACCAAGCCGACACCTTCGCTCCAGGGAAAAAGGAGAAAACGTAGACCGTGTTGCCGATGGCAAGCAGGTATCGCCCATCAACAGGCTCAATAACCCCGAAGGACTTCTTCAAAGTGTCCGTGGTGGCAGCAACAACCGTTTCACGCACCAGAGTGTCAATCGGGGTCCCTACATCAGCAATAGATGCAGAATCCACCGACACATCACGGGCGCGCACGGAGCGGATGCCGGAGTCGGACAGGTAATAAACGTCGGTGCCGCCATAGGGGACGATGGACTTGGGTGCCAACGCACCAGAGTTCCGCAGGATCTGCAGACGGACGTTCATGGCGTCATCGGCCCGGACAGCCCAGACCTGCACCATGGAACGATCGAAAACAGCGAGGGAACTGGAGTAGACAGATACTCCGGTCAGGTTCTGCCCACCGATCTCCGTTGCCATGTTCAGGAATCCGGCGCCATTGCCATCGGTATGCCAGACCTTGGGATTGTCGATCTCGCTATAGAAGAGCAGCTTGCCTGCTGCGGCATACATCTTCTGGGAAAAGGCGATGACGTCCACGGTGTCACCGACAGGCTTGCCTGCGGCTCCGAACTCGTCATCGTCGATTTTGATGGTGTACCCATCGTCGGCACTGAAAGCACCATCCAGAGAAACCGTCGCCACATGCTTTACGCCAGCTATGTCGTCGACGCCTCCGTCCATGGTGGTTTGATTTCCAACGGAGACATCACCACCGACAACGATAGTTAAGGCTTTGGTGTTCACTTGGTCGGTGTTGTCGGTGGTGATGATCTTCACCTTTCCGACGCTGGCACTGCCAGTCCAGACCACCTCTGCCGTGTAGTTCGGCGTGGAGGTATTGTTGTTGATCTGATCTTTGACAGCGATCGCGGTGGCGTGGTTGGACGTCACCCAATCAACGGCAGATCCGAGGATCTCAACACCGTCGATGGTGATTGTGGAAATAGTGTTGGTTCCGGCACTGTTCGTCCCACCGAGGATCTCGAAAGTTCCTTCTGCTTTGTCGCCTTCGGTTCCGGCGACGCCTGCGGTGGTGGTGTTGACCGTGACCGTCTCGTCTTCCCTGGAAGATCCTTCGATCTCCAAGGGACCGTCGTTGACGCCCTGAATGGTGATGATGTTGTTGTTGGCCGAGGCTGTGTACTTGTCGTCCTCGCTGATCTTTCCTGCCCAGTATGCGGCAACTGCGTTCAGATCTGCTGCTCCAATACCCTTGTTGGTGCCTTCGGCCCAATGATCGACCAGCTTTCCATCATAGAAGTGCTGGGAGACGTCATCGGAGAATTGGCCCACCACGTAGACAAGGCTGTCGAAGCTGTCATGAGCAACGATGCCAGTCATGTCTGCACCGGACGGAGACTGCAGTCGCTGGTGCTCCACATCGGCAGGCATGGCCGGAGCCTCTGCAGATCCGAAGACCGTCAGTTGCTCCTCTGCTGCGGCAAGTCCATGGGTGCCTGCCGGCAGGGTGTATTTTTTGACGAAAGACTTCCGCTGCTCGATCTCGCCACCACGGGTGATGACGGCGTTCTTGAGAACGACCAAGCTACCCGGAGGGGTGGTGGACTTATCCCTACGGGAGTCCAGTCCGCCTCGGAAATCTTCTGTGACAAAATACTGCGCCATCTCTTACCTGATGTAGGCCACGCGGATCTCGCGGTCCTTTCGATTGGAGGTTGCTCCGGTCAGGGAAACAGATCTGCGGGTGGAAAGCTTTCCACGCAGACGCTGGAGAAGGTTTGTGCCGTGGGCAGTCTTGGTCTTGGCGAGTTCCTTCTTCTTCGGCAGCAGCGAAGAGAACGATCAAATCGTCGTCCAGGACGGCCCGGTCGTTGTCGTTGACCAAGGCGGGAAGCTTCTTGACTCCGGTAAAGCGGACTTCAATGCCGTTGGAGGCAGGGACAGGCCAGATCTCAAACTGGTGTTCGCCATGGACATCCCAACGCATGGCCGGATCACTCCGAGCATCGGCGTCACTGTCGTAGGCGTTGTAATGGGGGAGGGAAATGCCGCGATCGAGTTCGATCCACTCCCCTCCCCACTTGTAGAACATGGTGAGAACGGACTCCATGTCGATGGTCGTGGGGAAATCGTAGTACCGCTGGCCTGCCGCCAGTATCTTGGAGTGGTCCTCTTGAAGAAAAGACCAATCGTGGTCGTCATACAAACGACGCTGGACGCGCTGGATCAGTCGCTTCATGGCAGGCTTGTAAGAAGCCCCCACGGAAGGCGAGGAGTTGATGATCAACTCGTCTTGCATCATGACGAGCAGGTTTTGCAGAGTGGTTCCCCGTGCCATGACTTACTCCTGCGGGATCTCGTAGTCTTCGTCGTTCTCGGAGCGGAGGATGCGGAGTTTCTCCAGGCCGAGATTCGGGTGATACTTGATCTCGTTTTCGTCGAGCCACGCCTTGAGGTCGTCCTTCTCGTCTTCGGCGTTCTGGCCGGTGGTGTCGGTCTTCTCGTCGAAGTCGTAGCCCGGGAGGGTTCCGACCAGCTTGGGATTCTCGGGTGCGCCGAAGAGTTCCTTGAGATGGTCGAGGTTTTCACGGGATTTGCCGTACTTCTTCTCCAGCTTGGCATAGACGTCGACGGAGGTGCCGAGGGAACCCTGCTTCTGCAGGTCGACGTTCTTGCGGTATTCGATGTCGATGATGGCATCGTCACCGTGGATGCGCCGGAGCAGAACGATTTCGGATGCGGTAATACCCAGCAGCGGCACGACGTTGTTCATGTCGCCTGCGAGACGGACTGCACAATCAAAAATCTGCATAGTTGATCCTTTGTAGTTGAGAGGGGGCCGCAGCCCCCTCGTTATTCGCTATGCCTAGGCGATCTCGTAGACGCCGTGGCAGTTAAGCTGATTGCAGAAGAGGTTGCCGGTCCAGGTGACGCCACGGTAGATGACGTACTTTTCGGCAGGCCGCTTCGGGTTGTGGGTCTTCATGTCCTCGCCTTCCATGACGTAGGGGAACAGGCGACGGGTATCGACGACGTACATGCGCTTGTCCTCGGACAGGTCGTCGAGGGTCGGGTCGTACTTGATGGAGATGCCGTTGAAAGACAGGTCGGCAATGCCGATGTCGGTACGGCCATTGGAAGCGAAGCCGGTCTGGGTGAACTGGCCCTTGGCATAGAGTTCCTTCTCCAACTGTTCGATGAAGGCGGAACCTGCGAGGATCAGATTGGGCTTGCCGCCGAAACGACGAAGCTGGCGGAACTCGCTCTTCAGGAAGAGCGGCAGATCCACGGTGTTGGTGATGGCTGCGCCGTTGGCGTTGGTGCCTGCGCCGACGAAAGCGCGGTGACGCCACCAAGCGAGGGCAGCACGGTCTGCACCACCAGTGGTGCCAGTCAGGGGAGTGTCGGTCAGGATGGCCTTGATGCCAGCCGGTCCCTTGGCGTCAGCAACGCCGTCGCCCCAGTAGTAGTCGTTCTTGTCGCGGGACATACCCTCGGTCATGTCCTCCATCTTGTCCTCGAGGAGGTTGACCAGAGCGGTCTTCTCACGGTCGGAGTGTTTCTTGGTGGACTTGCCATCGGTGTCCACAACGGAGATGCCGTCGTGCTTGAGTTCGGTCATGGTCAGACCGAGACCACCGTGGATTTCCTTCCAGTCGTACTTGACGCGCTTGATGTTCGCCGGGTTGGTGTATGCGACGGTGTCGTCGTGGGTGAAACCGGAGAAGTAGGTCTCGTAGTTACCCTTGACCGGACCGTCGATGTAGCCCTTGCCGCCCGGGAAGGTCTTCTTTGCCTTCTCCATGGCTTTGAGCAGGGGCTTGTCCTGAATGGTCTGAGCCTGGGGCTTGCCCTTCAGGTAGAAGTCGAGAGTCGCATTGGCAATATTGGTGAGTTCACCAGCAGTAAAGGCCATGATTTAGCCCTCCGAGTGCTTACCCCGAGGTGAATTGATCCACGATGTCGCGGACGTTCTTCGGCTCGGGAGTGGATGCAGATCCACGCCCGGATTCGGTGACAGGCTCGACAGGGGGCTTCTTCGGCAGAAGAGTGCGAAGATGTGCTTCGACACCTTCACGCGCTTCCTGAGCCAGCTTGACAGCATCCTCAGGAGTCTGAGGCGGCTTTTGCTGGCAGAGACTGCCGTAAGCCTGCAGGACGAGCGGTTGTTTCTTGTCGTAGTCCGGATCCGTGCGTTTCCACTGTTGCTCCCACGATGAGACAGCCGTCTGGTTGTTCTGCATCATGGTCTCAAAGGTGCGCTGACGCTCTTGATCGTTGAGGCTCTGGTTGGTCTGCTCGATCTTGTTCTGCTGGAAGGATCCTTTGGCCCGGAGTGCTGCGAGTTCACGACCGCGCTCTTCGGACATGTAGCCGTTCTGGATGTCCTGCATGATGTCATCGGGAAGGACATCACCAGTGAACACCCCTGCCTGCTGCAGGTACGGCTGGATCTTTTCCATGAACTGAGCAGGATCATTCTTGAGGAGTGATCCCATTTCGAGGAGTTGTCCGAATTCTTCGCCGGAGATGTTGCTCTCGGTGAGGAACCCGTTGACCGCTTCGTAGCGGCTGGCTTTGTCCCCCAGTTCCGTCTTCTCCGTCTCCCATGCTTCACGCTCATCACGCAGTTCATTGCGCTCAGAGATCAGCTTTTGGAAGCGGGGATGCTTGTGGAACGGGAGGTCGTCGAAGTTCTCTTCGTCGCCTTCTTCACCTTCTGCCTTGGGCTTACCTTCGGCTTCCGGATCTTCCTCGACTGCCCCGTCGGGTGGGGTGGACGGATCCCCGCTGACCTCCTCCTCAACACCCTCTTCACCAGCCTCAAGGGTGGCTTCAAGGACATCGGTGAGAGAAGTCGGTTCGTCCTGTTCCACGGCGGACGGGTCCGTGGTGGTTACGTCCTGAGATTCGACCTCGGATGACGGGTCCGTGGTGGTGTTAGCGTCGTTTTCGGGAGGCATCAGCGTGTTCCTTTGTCTAAAGTTGTACAAATGTGTCAACTTTTTATACAGAAGGTGGCACAAATTGTCTACTGTGTAACACGATTAGCCTATTATGTGTGAGATTTCGGAACACTATGCCAACTAGAGTTGACATATATGTTCAACTTTGACATGAGGGAAGAAAGAGAAAAGCTGCAGGCATTGACGAAAATGCTCCGCAGCTTATATAAAAAGTAGAACAAGCGTCGGGGTTTTTGCTGGTGAGAGTGGTCACTCACCCCTGAGGGCTGCACGTTTGCAGACTAGATCTCCCGAATCAGGGGGACAACGCGCCAAAGTGTCCCCTGTAAATTTTGCGTCTGAGCGTTGGGGAATTTGTCTGCTACCAACGGGGGCCGAAAGGCTTGACCGATGCGGGAGATCGCAGTCCCGCCAGACGCACACCAACAAAGCCCTCTATTCGGAGGGTTTTGTTTTTTGCTCCCACTTCTTGACGGTTCCCTTTCGAGCTTTGAAGCTGGTCGTCAAGACGGGATCTCCATCAGCAAAACCTCGGGACACGACAGCCGCAGGAGATGACGGTTGATTGACTTTCTTGTTCACCAGTGCGTTCTTGTTGGGATTATTAGTCTTGAGAGCGACGCTCCTGCCGTGGACGGCACTGTTGACCATGTCCGCCACTTCTGCCGGGGACATCTCGCCTCCAACAACCCTCTGCTCCCAAAGATGGCGGACACCTTCAGGAGATATGATCAACCTGTCTCCGTTGAATTTCAGAAGACCCCCATCAAGTTCCTCAAGCCCTGCGAGATTCTTCTTCGGCACTTTGCCAAAATCAATCCAACGCCAATCCTTTTCCGCCAATGCACGGGCTAGGTCGACCTGAAAGTCCTGCCGGGGACCATACTTCCCGTACTTGCTGACAAAGGTTCCAAACATGGGGCCTGGTACAGACTTTGTTGCCAGTCCTGCAGCGGGGGATGCGCCTATCCCCCAGTCAATGACTGCCTGAGTCACTTTCTGAGGCTCCACAGGTGAAACTTGTCCGTTTGGCATAAGATAATACTGCCCATCCCCCACACTGCCGAAGACATCCGACAAGTTATTGATTGAGCCTTTGACACCGCTATAAATGAGTGACCGAGGTTTCCCGTCCTCCATGGGGGAGGTCAGGTAGTAGTCAATGCTGGCGAGAACTTCTCCGAGATCCATCGGCTACCTCTGTGCGGGATTGGTCATGTTCGGGTTTCCGCCACCACCTTGCTGCGCCGGAGCGTTCATGGCTCCCTGCGGACCCTGCGTCATCCCATTGACTCCGTCCGGTCCCATAGCGTTCATGGCTGCGATGGACGGCTGGCCTTCCATGAAGAAGTCCTCGATCTCCAAACGGTCATCGGTTCGCTTCAAGGTCTCCTTCAAGACCATCTTCGGGCTGGCTCCGGGCATCTGGACGATGTAGGGAAGCATCCGCTCCCAGTTGGAGATCTCAAGGGCGCGATTCGGCTTGCCGGAGGATCCGGCCTCGATGTTGAGGAAGACCTCACGCATGATCTCCTCAGCAGAGAGTTCAGGCCAGACTGCGCCGGGACCACAGATCTCGCGCACCTGCTCAACGCTCATCTCCGCCAGCAGAACCTGAGAAGCTGCCCGGGCCATGTCGGAGAGCCACTCATCGACGTCGTCGATGTTGCTGGACACTCCGGTCTGGTGAGAGGATGCCGCGATCGAGGAGGATGTCGCCGTTCCGTTGGCCGTTGCGCCGAACTGTTCCTCAGATGCACCGACTACGCGCTGGGTGTCGGCAAAGACGTACTCCACATTGTAGAGATTTGGGTCAATACCGGGGTACTTGATAGCCTGCAGCAACTGATCGACGCTCTGCCCGTCCCGAAGCCCCTTAATCTTGATAAGCTCGTTTGCTCTGCGGGTTTCCATGATCTCCATGTCGGAGTCGTCAAGCGCGCCTTCAGGAGAAGCCCAACCAGGTCGAGCAGCCATCCGATGCTCACGCATGGCATGGCGAGAGCGATTATACTCTTCCTGCATCGGCTTCATCAGGCGAACATCTGACGGCGGAAAGACGTCTGCCGGCTTCCCTTCGTTTTCCTCATCCTCAATATCATTCAGGGTGAGAGGGAAGTAGCTGAAGAACTGCTCGATCCTGATGTCCGGAGCGGCAGGTTCCTTCAAAAAGCCCTTGTAGCCTTCGGCCACGGCAAACCAAGTGCCGGAGATTTTGTCCTGCACCTCGTAGACGCAGACGTAGGTGGTTTCCTTGTCGCCACTGCTGTCTTCGCCGGAAGCAGAAATGGCCTTGCCATCGGACGCAAACTCCGTGAAATCCCCGGCCTTCATGTCCACCTTGTAGATCTCGTTCACCTTGGAAGGTTTAAAGAGGTACTCTTGGGCGATCCAGGAACATCCCTCAAATCCCTTGAGGCAGGTGGTACTGTCGTCGGGAATGACTTTGGTCGACTTCAGCAAACGCCGGTTGTGATGGCCCTGCGGATACCCTGCTTCGCAGCAATCTTGAAGCGGGGGAAGGTCTCGTTGAGGAAATAGTGAAAGAGGCTCTCCAAGGTCTTGCCGATCTTCTCAAGCATCTCCATGTGGGCCTTGCCCTGCTCGTAGTCGTCGATGAGGCTCTGAACCTCCTGCATACGAGTGGCCAACTTGATGTCGTAGGCAGCTTCGGGATCTGCGCCGATCTCCTGCTGGATCATCTGCAGAGCCTGCTTCGCTTCTGCGATCTCCGCCAGATCTCCACCCCATTGGGCAAAAATCATCTTTTGGCGTCGCTCGGCCCGGATCTTCGGGTTCTTGGCGTAGAGGAAGGCAGTCTTCTTCTGAACATGGTTCAGAGTGAAGTTGGCCGTGTAATGCTCTTCCGGATCGTCCTGTTGGATGCCCTTGGCGAACTGCATATCTGCGCGCATCTGGGCAAACGGATCCTTCCAATGCTTCTTCGCTGTAGCAATTCGTTCAAGCCACAGAGAGACCAGTTGATTCTGCTTCGACTCGGCCTGCTTCTTTTTCTTCTTGCTCATCAGATACCTCCGACGAGGCGAATCCTGCGCCTCTCGTTTGCTTCTTGCTCAGCGGCTTCCTTCACCCAACCGATGCTTCCGATCGGGTGAACCGTGGCTTTTTTCTTTGGTTTGGGACTGCCCGGGCGGACTTGGCGATCCAAGCCTTGGCCGAGCAGGGACATGAAATCGACGAAATCGTCATGTTTGCCGTAGGGAAATTTCATGAGTTCGTTCATGGCTTCCGGCCACCATGGAGCGAACCGAGGGAAACGCACCTTGCCCATCGCCATCCGTGCTTGAATGGCCTGAGCGCGCTGCATCTTGTCTTTCACTGGAGTGACTTCTTCCAGATTGATGTAGACCTGCTCCTCCATCTGCCGTTTACGGAGGAAGGGTCCGATGGACTTGGAGATGTGGCCGCGTTCCGCCCACCACCAGAGCGGTCGATGCCGAGTCATCATGTCCAGCATGGCTTCGACGACGTCGTCCGTCTCTTTTCGATCCCAGTACAGTTCCGGGTGGATCCAGAGGACGTCGTCATTGTCGAGACAGCCGATCCCCATGCAGGTCGCATCTCGGTTCTGCGCCGTAGAGACTGCGTGGTCCGAGGCAATGTATTTCCGGACGTACTCCGGCATGTCGTTGGGACCGTATGTGACGACGTGATGACGCCGGAAGAAATCGCCATCAAGCGGAGCTGGCTTCTGCTGGTACAGAGCATAGAAGCCACGGGCATCGAGATCCTTGATGCCGAGGAGGTAGTCCTTTCCGTACCGCTGCGGCCACAACGGGATGCACTCTTTCTCTCCGGTCTCGGGGTGATCCATCAGTGCCGGAAGGTTCAGGATCGTCCACTTCTTTGCTTCCCGTGGATTGTATAATTCGTTCTCAGGATCCGTGAGTCGGCCAACAAGGTCGTCTTCATGCCAACGAGTCATAATGATGACGATTCGGCCTCCGGGCATGAGGCGGGTCTGCAGGACACGGGTGTACCAGGTCCACAACTTGTCCCGAAGCGTCGGGCTGTCAGCTTCTTCCGAGTCTTTGATCGGGTCATCCACCAGCGCGAGATCCGCACCACGGCCAGTGATGGAACCACCACGACCGACGAAGGTCATGATCCCACCCTCAGTCGTCTTGAGTCGGCTTGCACTCTGAGAGCCTTTGTCCAAGACCGCACCCGGGAAGATCTGCCTGTAGGTCGGGGTATTCATCATCGACTTGATGTGACGCCCGAAGTCCTCAGCAAACTCTTGGTTGTAGGTGGCGGAGATGGTCTGGCGATAGGGATTCTTGCCCACGAACCACGGAGCAAAGTCCTTTGAGGTGATCTGACTTTTTCCATGGCGAGGCGGCATGGTGATGATCAAGCGCAGGATGTCTCCACGCTCCACCGCTTCCAGATGCTCAGCGATGATCTCATGGTGGGGCATAGTCTCGAAACGAGTCTTCCGAGCATCGTTAGGGAACTCAATGGACGGCATCATAAGACGGCAATAGGGCAGCAGCCTCTCCTGAGCAGAGAGAACTGCTTCCAGCCTTGCTTGATACAGAGCCGGATCCTCTTCGACCTTCTTCTTCCTTTTTGCCATGCCAAATCCGCTTCAAATCGTGTTACGTTTCGCGGATTTGTTATACACTAGGTGGCATTTTTATACAACTTGGTAGCAATCTAGTTGTAATCATTGCCAACTTGCAAAAGTGAGGTGGACAAAATATGCCAACCTATGGTCAGGCTGATCTCACGCGAGTCAAGAGAAACTCAAAGGAGAAAGATGATGTTCAAGATAGATGCACAGTACGTTTATCTGCTGAAAGACTTCGTGAGCAAGGAAGACAGCATGGATGCAATTGCCTGCATCAGCGTCGAGCCTGCCGACTGTGGTGGAGCCTATGTAGTGGCGTTGAATGGTCACTGCTTCGCCATGTTCCACGACAAGGACGCCGAGATCGACGAGGCTTATGTTTTCAAGCCCTCCAAGGCGTTGTTTTCGGCCTGTCGCCGTACCAAGAAGACCATCGGAGCCATCGTCGAAGGCAACGACCAGAAAGGTCGCATCAAGGTCATGATTGGCCCCTCAGAGATCTATGTTGAACCGGGCAACCCGTTCCGCGCATGGCAGTATCCGAACTGGAAGAATTTTGTCAGTCTCCACAAGAAAGCAAAGCCTTTCCCGACCTGCCTTCCGAGTGACACCTTCTCTCGGTTCAATTTCCCGAACAACAACGGCCACAGATCTCTTCACATACACACCACTGGAAAAGAGTCTCCGGTCTTCGTTCTCAACCGGGCTTACCCTGAATTCCTCGGCATCTTCATGCCCATGTTGGATCCGGAAGACGCCGCCCTCACTATGCCCGACTGGTTGCCCACTTTTGAGGAGGCTCAGGAGTAGTGACCAGAAACAACTACGACACGATCGAAAAGATCAAGAGCAACTGCGACGTCGTCGACGGTCCTCTTGAGACTCCCTGCTGGGTTTGGAAAGGCTGCAACTCGGGGAAGAAGCAACCCCACGGCAGAGTCCGATACATGGGGCCGAAACAGGCTGTCCACAGGCTCACATATCAGTTTGCCCGTGGCCCTATCCCCAAGGGCAAGGTCATCCGCCACATGTGCAACAACAGCCTTTGCTGCAACCCTGACCACCTGAAAATGGGAACTCAGAAGGACAACATGAAAGACTGCATCAAAGCAGGTCGACATGTGTCGTGTCTCAACCAGCAGGCCAAGGATCAGGTGCGGCAATGACCAGAAACAAACGCACCCAATTCCTCACCTTGGACGTCCTCCTCGGCTTTGCAACGCAGGCCCAGGAACTCAAAGGCTTGAATCAACGAGCATGGGGATTGTCCGTCCAGATCCTCTCCCAGATCAAGCGGATGCTGGCTGCTCTCGGGCCAGCATCCGACTCTGCGGCTGCGGACATCTGGAAGCGGTGGAACGCCGTGAAACAGGTCATCGCGGACAACGTTGAGGGCGATCTCTATGTGATCGACTACTGCAACGCCATGCTCGTCCTTGCCGAAGTCCACACCCGCCTCTGCCCCAGCGAGACCGTGCGCGCCGAATGGGAAGCACTGTTCGACAAGCTGCAGGCTTTCTATGAGACGCTGGATGAGGAGTTGGAAGAGATGGACTCCATGAAGCGCGGCACGGAGCTGGGCGAAAAGATCTGGAAGGCGTTGGCGTCATGAAGAATGTCCGCATGAGCCTTTTCCCTCTGGAAGACATGGTAGCGGAAGCGATCGCTTTCATGCAGGAAAACGAACCTGCTGAGGGCTACTATCTCGGCTTCTCAGGCGGCAAGGACAGCATCGTTCTGCGCCACCTCGCACATATGGCAAATGTCCGCTTCTGGGCATACCACTCGTTGACCAGAATCGACCCTCCTGAGGTCATCAAACACATGCGGAAGCACTACCCGGATGTCTCTTTTCTCTATCCGGAGAAGACATTCTGGGAAGCCATCAAAGAGAAATCTCCGCCGCTCCGCACGCAAAGATGGTGCTGCGACGTCCTCAAGAAAGATCCGGGCAAGAAGATCCCGCTCAAGCATCGTCTCATGGGTGTCCGCAAGGAAGAATCCAAGGCCAGAGCAGCCAGAGAACGCATCTCAGCTTTCCAAGGTCAGATCACCTACAAGCCCATCTTCGACTGGACCGAGTGGCACATCTGGGCCTTCATTGAGAAGTACAACCTTCCCTACCCCAGTCTCTACGATGAAGGATTTGATCGCATCGGCTGCGTCATTTGCCCCTTCATCCTCCACGGCTACCCACTTGCCCAGAAGCGTCTCAAGCGCAACATGGAACGCTGGCCCGGTATCTTCAAGACTTTCGAGAAGGTCACGGAGAAATGGTTCAACGAGCGGATCGTCGCCAACGGCGGGAAGCGCAAGAATCAGCACTGCGACACTTTCGAGTCCTACATCCAAGGCTACTACATGGGCTTTGAAGACAAGTCTGGCCGTCCCCTGAACAAGAAGAAGCTGGAAGGCTTCCTTGATCAAGGACTGCTGGATCCTGCCCTCGCCAGCGACCACCGAGAGGCTGCACCCAGGCCATCCACCAAACAACGCAAAGCGTGTCCGAAGAAGGTTCCTCCCGTGAAGGCGGAGCAGACGCGCATGGAGAAGAAATGACTTGTCCCCATGAACAGACACTCAACCACTTCGGCATCGACGGTCAGATCGAAAAGCTTGAAGAGGAGTTGGAGGAACTGCTCGTCGAGATCCGGCGAGGCAAGTCTTTGTACCCGAGCGGCATCAAGGAGATGGCAGATGTGATGAACGTCATCAGATCCATCGACATCGCCACCAACGGCGCAGTCACGCAGGCAGCAAACACAAAAATGCTGAGAACTCAGATCCGGATGAAGTCTGGATTCTACGACACCGAACAGATTCAAAAACAAGGAGAGAATGATGATTCATAGCAAATCCCTGAGCAAAGGGGATCGTGAGGAGATCCTCGACAACGTGCGGAAGAAGGCGACTGATAAGTGGAACGAATCCCCGCTCTACGACGAACTCCTCGCCCTCGAAAAAGACGCCGCCAAGATCGTATACGACCGCCAGCTTGAGATGGTTCCGGCCAAGGATCGCAAGGTTCTCGATAGGTATGGCAGCGGTGACAGCGACACCCTGTTCAATGTCATTATCGACGAGGCAAAAGGCACTCCGAGAACTCCCTTCTACAACTCAAACAACAAGGGTGCCGTTGTTCGCCTCGTTTCCTACAGCATTGGCGGCTCCAAACCTGAGGATTACCCCTACTACAACGACAGATGGATCGAGTTGATCCATGAGGCTCGTCCCGACCTTCTGCCGCGTTACTGCGAACTTTGGAACCTGCGTCTCTGTGAAGCCGAAAACGCCGCCAAAGCCTTCGGCAAATTGGTCTATCCCTGCAACACCACCAAGCAGATCTACGACATCGAGGAACTCCGCCCGTTCATGCCCAAGTGGATGAAGGAGTGGCGTCCGACGAAGAAGAGCGATCGTGCTGCGGCCTCCCAGACGTCCAAGGGTGACAAGGCCATCATCGCGGATCTGGTGGATTAACATCAACAGCCAAACTGAAAAGGATACTAGAATGAGCAAAGACAAAAATATCTTCGCATACAAAGGCATGTCCAACAAAATGACCTGCAGGGACTACAAGTTTGAGGTGGGCGAGGAATATGAACACAAAGGCAAGGTTGAGGTTTGCCGCTCCGGTTTCCACGCCTGCCCGAAGCCGTTTGATGTGTTTGATTACTACCCGCCTGGAAGCAGTCGATATTTCACGGTGGAGCAGGCTGGCGAAATCAAACAGGACGGAGATAAAACCGTCTCTTCAAAAATCGCCATCAAAGCAGAGATCTCCATTGCCGACATGATCAAGGCCCACATCGACATGGTATGGGAAAAGGTCAAAAAGAAGTGCATCGGTGAAAACGAAGAGGATTCCGGTGCGGCTTCCAACTCCGGCTATTCCGGTGCGGCTTCCAACTCCGGCGATTACGGTGCGGCTCTCTCTACCGGGGTCGGAGCCAAGGTCAAAACCGACACCCCCAACAGCCTCGCTTGCGGTTTCGGAGTCCAGAATAAAGTGATGGCCGAAGACAGGTCCGCATGGATCGTTCTGGGTGACTGGCGATTCAACGATGACGATGAATGGTTCCTCAAGAAGCTGTGGACCGCCAAACCGGGGAACAAGATCAACGGCGTCAAGATTGAAGTCGGTACTTGGTACTGGTTTGAAGACGGCGAACTCCACCAGTCCAACTCGTAGGGGCAAACAATGGCAATAGCAATGCAGTTTGTCGGGTCTATCCTGATAATGATCTTTGGGTGCGTCGCACTCTTCTACGGAGTCGGAGGCACTCTCCTCGCCGCAGGTTTCTCCGGCAGGACGAGTCCTGTCGCAATCCTCCTCGCTCTCATCGGTTGTGGACTGATCTACCTCGGCTTCACGGGCCTCCCCCTCAATATTCAGATCACCAACTGAGGAGGCGACGATGAAAGGTTTGAACCGAGTAGAACGAATTCAGCAGCGTATTCATGACTACATGCGCGCCCTCAGATCCGGCGATGGTGCCACGACATACGCAGCCAAGTCTCGTTTGGACGCTTTTGCCTGCTCAGACATCATATACCTGCTGCGCGAGTGCGCGAAGATGAGTGAGGCCGAGGCGGACAAGCTGGCCGTGTCCATCGAAAACTCCATGCAATCCATATTGAAGAAGGAGCGCGACGAGTTCCGCGCAGTACTCGACCAGCAACTTTCTCAACTCCAACTGCTGGCAAACTTGGCGGACGACCCAATTGTAGAATCCACCATTGACGCAAGCGCAGATATGATCGGCAAGGTCTTGGGGGTGAACAAGGGGGAGACAAAATGAGTTTATCTTGTGGATGCAGCGGCGATTATGACTGGTTCTACGATCAACCGGATGACTTCTCGACACTCGAAACGAGCAAGCGAAAGAGGTGTATCAGTTGCAATGAACTGATCGACATCAAAGCCCCCTGCGTCCAATTCCATTGCTGGCGTCCCGCTAGGACTGAAATCGAGGAACGTTTCAAGGGTTACGAAGTGTACATGGCCCCCAAGTACATGTGTGAGAAATGTGGTGAGATCTTCCTAAACCTCTCCGAGTATGGATATTGCGTCACCCTTGGGGGGAACATGAAGGACGACCTTGAAACCCACTGGGCTTTGACCAACTTTGACCCCTTGAAATACGCGAAAAATGAGCAGGTCTCATCATGAAAAAATCCGAAGCTGTCAAAATACTCACAAAGGCCGGATATACCCTCCTCCGAGTATCCAAACATGAGATCTGGGAGAAGGATGGACATGAGATCCCTATACACAAAGGGGGCAAGCTCAAGTCTTATGAAGGTCCACGGCTCAGGTCTCAGATCAGGAGTGCTAGTCGATGAAAATAGCACTCCATGATGCCGACAAGACCAAATTCCCAAACATCGCCCTAATGAAGCTCAGTGCATGGCACCAGGCGCAGGGAGACGAGGTCGAGTGGTTTCGCCCGTTGATGGACTACGACAAGGTCTACTCTTCAAAGGTGTTCACCTTTACCCCCGAAGACGGACATTTGCCTTCCAGCACCATCAAGGGCGGCACCGGCTACGACATGAAAAGCACCCTGCCGGCCGAGGTGGAACACATGGCTCCAGACTACTCGCTCTACGACATCACCAACACGGCATACGGGTTCACCACCAGAGGCTGCATCCGCAAATGCGACGACTGTCTTGTCCCGCACAAGGAGGGCGGCATCCGTCCCCATGCCGAGATCGACGAGTTTTGGAGTGGCCAAGAGGATCTCATCCTCATGGACAACAACATTCTCGCCCACCGCCATGGCGTCCGCCAGCTTGAAGAAATCAGTCGGCGCCGGATCTCTCTTGACTGCAATCAGGGCATGGATGCCCGTCTTGTGGATCGCGCTATGGCGAAGCTGCTCTGCACCATCAGGTGGAAACGCATGAGGTTCGCCTGCGATGACATCATGGACCTTCCGGCGTTGACCACGGCTATTCGGCTCATCCGGGCCGAGAATGGATCCAAGCGTGTCGGCAGGGAGAGGATCTTCGTCTACGTCCTCGTGAAGGAGATCGAGGACGCCCTCGAGAGGGTGGAGTTTCTCCGAGACATGGACGTCGATATGTTTTGCCAGCCCTTTCGAGATTTCAAAACCAATGCTGAACCAGATCCGGAGCTCAAGCGATTCGCACGCTGGGCGAACCGGAAGGAGATCTTCAAGACCTGCTCATGGGAAGAGTTCTCCACCGGCACACACAAACCCGTTTGTGAATGTCGCCAGCACCCACAAGCCAACCTTTTCGACCACGGGAGGAATACATGTACTACAGCACCTACAAAGCCATCGCAGTCCTCAAGTCCTGCAAGACTCCGGAGCAACTGAAGGTGGCAAATAAATTCGCGTCCCTGGCCGTCAGCAGGATCGTCAAAGACACCATGCGACTTAGCCCTTGTTCTCCTCATTCCATGACGGCGAGGATCGAAGCAGGGACAGAGATCGACTCCATCCGCAACACCCAACTCGCCGCAGCAGAGGCCATGCGGCATGAGGAGAGAGACCGTGTACTGTATTAAAACATCAAAAGCCATCGGCAGAGCGATTGAAGTCAACCCGAACAACATCCCGTCCCTCATCAAGAAGAATGGGCTTCCGGCATGGAAACTCAACGGCAAGGGTGCGTGGAGAGCATTGCCGGAGGATCTCAGGGAATGGCTCAAGAAGCAGAGAGATTTAGCCCTCGACGAACAGAGGGATGGATTCATATTGATGTAAAAAGAAAGCCCCCAGAGATGGGGGCTTTTGATTTGCTACTGCAGTATTACCGGATCGCCTATCGCTTTTTCGAGCAACTGTCTGCACCCGTCCACCACATGAATAAGACCGATCGTGGCATCCTCAGACAGAGGTTCGCTGTCGGTCACTTCGACAACAAATTTCAGAATGGCTGCGACTGCTGCCATGGTCTCTTCGGAGTCTTTGGTGTTGATGTCCAGCACGTTTACACCTCCATCCCCATATGACGGGCAACCCGTTTGCTTCGGATGATAGTGTTCACCGAGCAGTCGAGCAGCTTCGCCGCCTCATGGTTTTTCAGCCCCATCTTGGAATACCTGACGACCTCGCCAAGATTCTCCTTCATGAACGGAGTTTGCTCGTTGTGTGCTTTGAAAGACTCCCTACGCCCCAGAATGATAGCCGCATCCAGTTGATGCTGACGGAACCGCTTGAGCAGCTTGGCAACCTTCGCTCTGAATTCCCGCGCCTTCTCCGTCCGGGCCAGCATCGTGATGATGTAGACGCCTTCCTCGGAACAGACTGTGGTATCTTGATTACCCTGAGGTGTCCCCAAATTGACGACACCTAAATACGGCTCCAATTCCTTTCTGTTTCGATCAAAAATTTTGTGAATTGCTTTCCGAGGATCAGCATAGCCGAGATGCTTACCTATCTCTTTCGCTGTGAACAGGATCTCGCCGTTTTGTTCGACGAACTCCAAACCCATACCCTGTGCCAATTGAAGAGATTTGGTCATAATGACCTCCTGTAGTTTTCTAATGACACCCCACGAAATGAAGGATGCCGGGAGTTAGAACCTCTACAGGCGAGGCTGGCTATTTTAGGCCGAAGCCTTGGACATTTCACCACTCCCGGCAAAAATCGGTATGAGTGCGCCAAAAGGCGCAAAAAAACCGCGTCTGACGGGATGGCGGTGTCCGCCTGTAGGAGTTTCTACGCTCCGTAGGCAATCCTCTATCCCGACTTTCAAAAATATGTCAAGTCACTCTTCCGACCCCACTTTAAGCCTGTCGTGAAGCGGTGGGGAAATGGCGTAGGCGATCAAGCCAGAAATATAGACGTTGAAAAGGCTTAAAGCCCACTCCATCAAACTCAAAACAGAGAACAATGCCCATGCAGACCAAAGCCAAATCATTGTGCTAACAATGAACAACATTCGTAATCGCTCAGCCTTTTCAGTCTTTGCCGCCAGTACCGTCAACCACAACAATATGCCTGCATGAAAAACCCACTCTGCTGTGTCAAAACGTTCATAGAAATAGTATATCAGCATCGCGCTTCCCACTGAGACACCGTAGATCAAAAACGAGTGCCAGATGCACTTTTTCACCGTCATTTTAGTCACCCTCCTTTAGTGCGCTACACCTACACCAAAGGAGGGCTGTGATCCAGGTGCCTCCTTAAAAATTCCAGCTATACTGTCCGAGTCGGCCCTTGGATGCTGCGAGGAAGTTCTCGTAGAAATCCTCCGACTCTCGTTCTTCTGCCGTGGTGATGCGCGGAATGGCGTCCCTGACAATCTGGCACAAGGCATCGAACCTCCTGAGGGTCTTGGCAGAGCGCAGTTCACACGACATCGTCACTCCCTTGAACCTTCCGATCTTCCATGTACCGTTGTCCCTTTCGAGCGCATAGAGAACCCGGTTGTCACCGTGCATGACTGCGACTGTGAACTTCACCCGACTTCCGCTCCGTCTCATACTGACTATCATTCCGGCCTCCTCGTTGAGGGTTGCTCCTCTAGCTTGAGTTGACCTTATTTCAAGTTGGCATATTTTATCAACACAGGTTGGCCTATTTGTACAACCTTATAAGAAGGGCAGAAAAAAAATGCACCGAAGCACATTTTTTTGAGGTGGACTATAGGGGAGGAGGTGTCTATCTCTTGACCTCAGAACGGTTTGACACATTCATCATTCTCTGAGTCTCTCGCAATGAAAGCCCCCGATGCCCCGGGGGTTTTCTCTTTTGGTTTACTGGATGAGCTCCGCAGACTCCACGAACCAGCGCGGAAGGGAGATCTTGGTGTAGTCGGAGCGATCGAAGTCGATGCCTTTCAGCAACTTTTTCGGCACCCAGACGTCATAGCCCCAGCTATTGTAGAACTTGACCGACTTTTCCCTCTCCCCCTTGTACCTCAGCCGCACTTCAACCAGATCCTCATCAGATCCCGGCCCGGGTTGTGTACCGTTCATGCTGCTCACTTTTTCATCTCCTTGATTGACACCACGCAGTAGGCCGCGAAGATGCCCAAAAAGGCGGCTGCCGGGGACACCTTCTCCACTGTGAGGGAGGCGATGCCGCACCCAAGAGCGAAGCCGGCCGCAGCGATACCGTATGCGATATTGGCGTTCATCACTGCACCTCCCGAGTCAACACGCAAAGAGCCTCCGCAACATCAACGTGGTCGATGCAGTTCAACACCTCGCCGACGCACTCGCCAGCAGTCGAAATCGCACCGTCAGGCTCCAAGTACGCAGCCGTCACCAATCCAGCACGACGGGTCGCATCCGCCACGGTCAACAAATGCTCCATATCGTCCACCGACACCGTGACATAGTCATAGCCGGAGCGGTTCTGGAACTCGTTCAGCTTTTTCATGGACTCAAGACGATTCATTGGCCACCACCTTCGGCATCAACAAGTTGTTGTCGAGGTGCATCAACCCACCCTGGAGCCGGATGATCAAGCTCTCCGCCTCCAAACGAGTCAGCACACATAAAGGGTGGGCGCGTTTGCCCACCTCAAACAAAGTGATCTCCTCCGTGCCAGTAGAGGCGTCGAAAGCAGGAGAAACCAAGATCTCATTCATGCTCACTGCAACACCTCCTGCAGATACTCGTGATACGGGACAACACGCATCCCCAGACGATGGGCCAATTCAACCTCAGCCACCGCCCCACGGGAGGAACACCAGCCGTCCAAGGTCACAACCAGATCGCAAGTGCAAAGCTGCCTGATCGCCATACGCATGTAGTTTTCCCAAGTTTCCGGACTGGGCTTCGGGTTCTTCGCCGGATTCTCGGCATGGATACCTATGTCGCGCAGTGCCATCTCCGCAGAGTTGAAAGCCGGATAGTTGAGCTCCGGAAGACCCGTCATCGGGCCAGAGATGTATACGATCGCCATTACTGCATCCTCCGACGGTATTCGTCCTCGGGTTCGCCGAAACGACGAGCCGGAACTTCCTTCTCGGCCTCCATACGCGCAAGCTCATCCTTCAAGAGGACTCGCTTCGGAGCGCAGGCGTCCGCAGGATGAACAGACATACCGCCAAGCATGTCGCCATCGCCAAGGGCATTGACCAAGTCGCGCAGAGTCTCGGCCTTCGCACCCGCCGACTGAGCAGCCACATGCTGTTTTGCTGCCAAAGCAATCGTGTTGACCTCGCGCAGACGTTCCTCAAGAACAGAGATCCGCTCGGTCATGTTCAAAGCCACCTCGCCAACGATCAACCCGTGGTCAGTAACGAGCATGAACTGCCCTGTGTCGGATGGTTGGCCGTTTTCATCGTAGCGATGGATCTTCTTAGGGGTTACAGCAGGGTTTTCAGGGGATTTCATCGTAATCTACTCCTTCTTTCAGCCTCGCTTGGCCGAAGTTTCATTTTTTGCTAAATTTTGTCGGGGTGGCCGACGCCGCTTTTGATGGAAGCCTCGGACCTCCCCCACGGGGGCGGGTCGGGTTTCGGGTGCGCCGGGTAGCACGATCGCCACCCAGCACCCTGGTCGTCGGGATCAGCGGTATAGATAGATCCTATGGATCGGCTCTGGTCCTCATAATGGCTATTATGTAAACCTTGCTCGTAAGTGGCGTAATCATTGGCGAAAAAAACCATAGGTTTGCCAAATAGCAATCTATACCTCGTCTTGTGCAGACTCTTGCACCGGATTTGCCTCAATTGCACTTTTTTGCATCACCCTCTGGGCGACACTCTTCTCGTCATTTGTGACACGACCTGCAGACGGTTTCGCCGGATCTATGGTCTTGACCTGATCCAGCACCTTCTGGGCCAGTTCATCAATGGTCATCTCCTCAGCAGACTTGTTCAACCCGCTGTTTTCCTTCATCTCTTCCTCTACGCCGGAGATGTAGGCAGCGTACTTCGCTGCATCGAGAGCCACCTTGTCCGCCACGTCTGAGCGGGTGAGTAGGTCGCGGAGCTTGACCATGGAGAGGTTCCGTAGGTCGAGACGTATTGTGTTATCAGCTAGTTGCAGTGCTTTTTGGAACTTCTCGTTTTTGCGTAACTGACTAGCAGCGGCTGCAGGCTGGCTGTACCCGGCCTTTTCACACGCTTCCACCAGTGTACTGCCCTCCAAATACTCCGCGTAGACGATAAGCTGCATTGGAGTCATGTTGAGTTCATCAATTGAGAAAGCCTCGGTTACTGCGGACATTATTTGCTCCGGTTGAGAGCGGCTGCTCTCCGTTTCTCTCGGGTCTCATCCGAGTAGTTCGGGTTCTTTCCCATCCTGAACTTGTGCAGGTGGCAGTTGTCGATGGGGCATTTGTTGGATCCTGCTCTGTCTCCCTGCTCTCCACAGTCGTTGAGGCACTTAGCCCGTATGGACTTGAGAGCGGTGAGAGGCGGCTTGACTCTGGGTCGTTTGCCGTGCCTGTAGGGATGGAGAGGGCATGAGTTGGCATTGCATTGCTTGACTTCTCTGGGTTTATCTCCGGAGCAGTCGACACACTTCTTTCTGATGGCTTGCAGTGGTGTCATCTATTCCTTCCTTGGTTTCAGTGTGACTTCGACCTTCCCGCCTTTGAACGGTTCGGCCCAGTCTTCGATAATCTTCTTTCCGATGAGTGAGTCGTCATCCCAGACTCCGGCCAGTGTCAGCGCATCCCAGAACACCTTTTCAAAGTTGTCGTGGTCTCTGGTTCTGCGGTCTGGCGGAAAGAACTGGAGTTCGATGTCGACCTTGCATGAGAACGGGATCGTCTGAGCGAGTTCCGGTATGTCGAACTTCGCCTTCTCAACTGCAGCCTTGATAGCGAGTCGATAGAGTTTTCCTTTCTTGGTGATGAACCAGCGATTGAATCGTCGGTTGTAGGACTTGTAGTGGTTGCCCGAGACGAACGGGAACGGGAGAATGAACTTGATCATTTGGCCTCCAATTTCGAGCGAGGCATCCCTGATTCTTTTCAACTCAAATAAGGGTGTGTCTAAACACACCTACACCCTTATATTTATATAAGGGCAGTCAGGGATTCAGGGATGGCCTCTAAGTGTTGCTCTGGCCTGACTTTTTTCCCGTGAAACATGTCAGGGACGCATTTCAGGGACGGTTTTGTGTTTTGCTAGTCATTTCAGCGGGTAATCATACCCCATCCCTAGGGACGTGTTTTCAGGTAGGTAGGGACGCACCACTTAACTAGCTGTTTTCATTGACTCCGAGAAAAAACCGTCCCTGACCGTTTTTCCATTTCAGGGACGATGTTTCACAGAGCGTCCCTAATCAGGGATGGTGTTCCGTGATTTTCAGGGACGTATGATCTAACCGTCTTTACTTATTCAATTTTCAAAAAGCGTTTTCAGGTAGGGGCGCTCGGGATGCGGCTATTTTTTGCTCTTTTGCAGCATCCCAGGCTCAATCGTGCCAATTCCGATCGCAAACGGTCCCTGAGGCACATCGAGCCACTTTGCGACGGTGGTTTTATAGGTGCATCTGACGACGCGCCCGTCCTCCAAAAGTCGCTGAGTAAGCCCTTCGATTTTGTCTCTGCCGCCATGGTCGCGGATACTGCTATCCAGTTCCTCACGACGCTCATAGACGCCTGTCGCGCCCGTCTTGGAGAAGGGTCTTCCGGCTTCTGCAGCTTCCTTGATCGACTCCTCCATGAGACCCAGCAGATCATCGAAGCTGAGTTCGACGTTCTTGAGTTCCATTTCCCTGGAGATGAGCAGTCCGTTGTCGCCTCGCACCATGGTCTTGACGGTGCGATCTCCCGGTCCATTGCACTTGACGATTGCGGCCTCGTAGACCTTGTTGGGGCGGAAGTCGGTCTGCAGGTTGTGACAGACGGTGTCGGCCTTCTTGTTCCCCACAGGCCACAGAGCCAGAGCGCAGCGCACACCATCAACGAGAGCGGTGGTGCCTCGGATGGCTGAGCGTGCTTCCTCAGGTGAGCGGATGGGCTTGTGAACGGATCCTTTTCCCATGTGGTGGGCGACGAGGATGCCTGCGTTGAGTTCCCCGGCCATTGATGAAAGCAGGCCAGTAGTGAAAGCACCTGCTGCAGGATCCGCATTGATGTCCGCAGACACGAAGCTGGCGAGTGGGTCGAAGTTGACCAGAGCCAGATCGGGAATCCTGCGGAGCTGATCCATTATCTTATGATATGCCACGGACGAAGTGGCTCCGTGTTGCCCTTGCTCCACCAGAGAGAAGGGGCCACCGTCATTTGGCAGCGGCACGATGAGCAGCTTGTCTTTGGCTCGTTCCCAGAGTTTCTTCTCCGGATCTATCGCCTTGAGTCGGCGGTGGATCTCATGCTTGTCATCCTCTGCGGAGAAGATGACGACAGATCCATGGGTGGTGATGTGGTTGCCCATCCAGCCGATGTTGGCGTCCTTGTTGAAGTTGAGCGTGGTCTCCGGGCCAGCCGCAACCTTGAGCGCGAGATCCAACGAGAGATAACCTTTGCCCGTGTCGCCCATGGCAGCAAGCAGTGTCGCTGCGCTTCTGGGGATGAGTTTATCGACTACCCACTCGTATTCGGGCGGATCTCCGTGGAAGGCATCCAGCCCCCAGTTGAAGATGGAGGGGACGCCGTCGAAGTCCATGGCCTGATCTGGTGTGAGTTGAGCGTGGACCCTGTCGAGACCTTCACGGACGTGCAGATCGTTGAAGTCGGTCGGCTTGCCCTCGATGCTGGCGAAGGTCGGCCACATCGCCTCGCCCGATATGGTTGCTGCAGCCTCCTGCGCCATGGTGACGCCCGGGTTGTTGACGGATTGCGTCGTCCACTGGTCGTTGTCAGCGGCAATGATGATGCGCGCCTGAGGGTATGCCGCACGGAGAACCTGCCCAACAGAGAGCAGGTTTCCGGCGTCGAAGGCGATGAACACGGCTTTGGAGGTGGCCAAGTTGATACTGGCACCAGTCGCATATCCTTCCGCGATGTAGATGATGTCTGATTCGCCCGGGATGTAGCAGAAGTTGCCCTCTTTGGCTCCGCCCGAGAGGTATCGCTTCTCCTTGCCATCGTTGGGGATGAACTGCAGGGAGTAGATGTTGCCCTGCAGGTCGTGCATGGGAACGATCAGCTTTGAGTCGATGGTTTGCCGCAGATTGGGGCCGCTGACCTGCTTGGCGGCAAGGTACGGATGATCCGGCGCGGCCGGCGTGGAGTTCTCCCAGATGGAGTTGGCACGGATGCGTGCAACCTCCCTGTTCTGTTCCTCCATGGCGATGCGCGCCTCTCTTGCCTCCTTCAGCTTGGCTTCCCACTCAGCGCGCTGCTGAGGAGAAAGCGAGTCGGTCGAGTGGCTGCACCACTTCTCCTTGACCATGTACCTCCAGGACCCAAAGGATCCGGCGGCAATGTCTCCGTCGTAGTAGACGTACCACCCGGAGCCGTCTCCCTGCCTCTCCCCTTCCACCTGGTAGCGTTCTATCCTTCCGGAGGGATTGAAGAGAGCGGGATCTGCCATGGGGACACCATGTGCAGCCATTGCTTCTATGAATGACTGCCGTGCCTCCATGGGATTGGCCGACTGTCGGGCAGGCCGTTTCTTTTTCTGGGGCTTTGCATCGTTGAAGTCCAGCACCATGCCCTAGTCCTCCCAGCAACGCTTGCTGTAGTCGCAGAACTTGCACTTGAAGAAGTCGGGACCGGGGAACGGACGGGGAAGCTGCTCCCCGGAGATGCTGGCCCGGATGATGCGGACTGCCTTGTCGCTCAGCTCCTGAGCATGTTCCTGATCATATTCGACCTTCTCATGGTAGAGTTCCATGGTGTTGGCGTTCAGAGCCGTGAAGACGCCCGGATTGTCGGAGACATCAAGGAACGTCATGTAAAGCTGCATCTGCCCGTAGTAGACAGGCTTGGACTTTTTCACTCCATGGCGGACAACGTCCTTCCACCCCTTGTCTCCGAGTGTCTTGCACTCCCAGAGCGAGGGATAGGTCATGAAGTCGGGACCGGCGGTGATGATGCCGTCGCAATGTCCACGGACCTTGCCGTTCATCACTTTGAAGCCGAACTGTTCCCCTTTTTCGTTGGTTGTTGCCATGGTAAACCCGGCCATCTCCAACCAATGGATGCACCAATCCTCTCCTCGATGTCCGCGATGGAAAATGCGGTAAAGCTTGGGTGTGAAAGGTGTGTCCTTGGGGGTGTGAAAGTATTCAAACTGCAGCATCCTCTCGCACTCTTCACCCAGCCGAGATCCACCGAGGTAGTCACGGCGAGGCTGAGCCTCTTCATGTTTGAGGATGGCCTCATCAATGAGGTGGTTGATCTTGGGACCGATCTTGGAACTATTGAAGTCGAGAACCATACTGAGCCTCCATCATGGCTAAACCGATTTCATAGGGAAGAATTGGGGACACGGAGTTTCCGAGGGCTTTCAGCTTAGCCACCCTCTGGGGAACCCCATGAGCCAGCAAACAAATTCCGGATCCAGCGGGGGGCATCCTTCTGGCCTTTTGGTCGTGACAGACGATGATGTCTGCTTCGGCCCATGGGTCAAATGTGTGACCTGGTTCGGGAGTTGGTCCATGTGACGGGCGCCGGATCCTTTCTCGGTCACATGTGCAGTGCTGTTCGCACCCTTGAAGTCTCGACGGGCAGGGGTTGCCCAGACTGCAGCCTGATCCGCCAGATTCACCTGAGGATCCCAGTTCCTGCGTCCGCTCAACTTCTTGTCCTGCCTCTTGAACTGACCGAAGGCATCCGTCGCCTGAGGTGTTCTCCATGTCCCGACAATCACACCTGCCTCCGCATAATTCGGGCGATTCGGATCGCTCCCTGCCGTCATCGACTGAACCATGTCCTCCGGTGTACGAAGAGACTCTGTTGGGGTCGGCCAAATGCCGTTGGGGTCGGGGAGGCACTTGTGTCCCACGATGAACATCGCGCAGTCGTTCAGATTGCGACTCCTCTTTTCCGGAGTCTGCCAACGATGTCCCTCTCCCGATCTGAAATCTCTCGACTGAGGTGTCGGCCACGGCACTTTCGAGATCAGACACTTCCCTTCCTGACTGGCCCGGACCTCCTTGTCCGCTGCAGCAGCCGTTGGTGTGGGCCATGTCGTGGTGGCATCCAGTGCTTGCTTGGCAAGAGGAATCCCACCCTGAGAGTAGTTCTTCGTTCTGGGGCTGGTGTCCGTCGTGGGAGTCGTCCAAGCAGCTTTCGCTGCCGTGGACAGGCCAGTACCTGCTTTCGATCCATCTTGAGGGGCTGCATGGTTCCCGTGGACTGTCGGTGTGGGCCAAGATAAAGATCCGTCGTCGGATGTGGGGGGCGTTTTTGGCACAAGCAGGAACAATGATCGGTTGGACTTGGTAGTCCTCGTCTTCGATTTCACCACAGATGTCATCGAGGAGCATGTTCTCTTGTTGAATGTACGTCGCTTCGTAGTAGTCTTGATCCTCTGAGCGGGTAATGGTTCGGCCCTCCACTCCAAGAGAAATTCGCTCGAGGACCATGCTTCGGAGTCCATCAACGTTTTCAGCAATGATCCAAGTAGGCCGGAGGATCTTGATTGCCTCAAGGTAGAACGGCCAGAGGTGGCGGTCATCCTTCGCGCCCTGTCGCTTCCCGGCTGCGGAGAAAGGCTGACAGGGGAATCCTCCTGCGAGGACGTCAACGGGAGGCATAGTTGTCCAGTCGATTTCTTTGATGTCTTCATAGATAGGGGTGTTGGGCCAATGTTTCCGGAGCTGGTCTTGGCAGAAGGCTTCCTTCTCGACCATCCACTCAACGCTCATGCCTGCCCATTCAAGGCCGAGGTCGATCCCGCCGATGCCACTAAAAAGAGATCCGACACGCATCAGAACGGCACCTCATCCATCAAGCCATACGCAGCAAAGGTTTCTGTCTTTGCATTGAGCATCCGCAGGATGGAGATGAGTGCGCGCCGTCGCGCTTCATGGTCTTGGATCGTCCAGTAGCGATATTCGGGTGGAGAGGAGAACGGGACAACGAGAGTCTCGTTCCCATTGACCTCGGGCAGGAGGTACGGCGGCTGATAGCTGCCGGCTGCGTCGATGACAGCGAGGCAGAGACTGTTGATCTCTTCCTCGTTCATGTCGATGAAAGCCTTGTTCATGATGCCCAGTTCGTTCAGTTCCCGGGCCAGATATTTCAGATCCATCATTAGACCCCCAATGCCTGCTCAATCAGCCTCTGGTCGAAGCGGAAAGAGGAGTGGATAGCTGCGGTGTATTTGGTGAACTGACTGTTGCCCATGACATCGGTGGAGGTGTCGTATCCCCACCTGCCGAGCAGGTTCAGTTGCTTGCCCGTCGCCGGATGGTTCAGCCAGTCTTGCGATTTCTTCGCTGCGGACTGGGTTTCATGACCTCGGAGAAAGTCATCGGCTGCGGCCATGGCGAGATTCTTGGAGGTAACGCCCAGCATATGGACTGCCTTTTCCTCTCTCACCTTGCCAAGGGCGATGAAGACCTCTCCATCCTTGGAAAAGACTCCGGCCCATGCTCCAAAGCCTCCGGCCATGAGGATCATCTCGTTGCCGAAGAGATCCACCCACCGGAAAGGAGAGGCGTTGAGGATGTCGATCTCGGACAGACTGACAGACGTCACATCGTCCTCTTCATCGGCTCCGAGTCGTTCAAACCGGAAACCGCACATGGGACAGACTCTGCTCTGGACGGGCAACTCGGCACCGCAGCCAAGCGCACCATTGGAGTCGGGAATCTTGTAATTGGAATCCAGGGACGGCTCTGTCGGGCAGAGTTTGACGGACTGCTCGGTCTCGCCTTCCACTTTGACGGCTTCCTTGTGCAGGCCATCGTCGGTGTCGAGGTTGCCGTGGGTGAGGATGGAGACGCCAAAGTCGAGGACGATGCAGTCGGTCTTGACTACGCCCGGGTAAATTTCCGGATTCACTGTCCGGAGACCTCGTCCAGCCATCTGGATCATCGTTCCTTTTTCGCTGCATTGGCGCAGGAGAACGACGCAAGAAATGGGCTGAGAATCCCATCCTTCGGTCAGGATCATACAGTTCGTGACGACCTGAATCTCGCCTTCATCGAACCGGCGCAGGATTGATTTCCGCTGACCATCCGGCATGTCGCCATAGACGGCCTCTGCGGATACGCCAGCATCACGATAAGCCTGAGCTACATCCTGAGCGTGCTTGACCGTAGAGCAGAACACGACAGTGGATCTGTCTCCGGCCTTCTCGCGCCAATGGCGGACGACCTCCTCGTTGATGGCGACCTTGTTTAGGATCTTCTCGACCTCAACCTGCTCACCGAACTGGTTGGACTCGACATTGTTGAGTTCGGCCTGCGCGCCGACGTCGATCACGAAGGCTCTGGGAGGGACAAGGAAACCAAGCCCGACCAGTTCCCTGATGGTGATGCGGTCGCAGACGTTGTCGAAGGTGCAACGCAGGCTCTTCCTGTCGCCACGCTCAGGGGTTGCAGTGAACCCGGTCAGCAGCATGTCAGGGTTCTTCTCCTGCAGCCTTTCGATGATTTGTTGGTAAGTCGGAGCCGCGATATGGTGCGCCTCGTCGATGATGGTGTGGGTGATGTCGTCAGGAACACTGCTCAGGTTCTGGGGACGGCAGAGGGTCTGCTGCATGGCGAAAGTGGTGTCTCCTCGCCATGTTTTGACGTCGGCAGTAAAAAGGCCGACCGTTTCACCCGGATTGACTTGGCGGAACTTGGACAGGTTCTGCTGCACCAGTTCTTGGCGATGCTGCAGGACGAGAGTCTTGCCGCCTTTCTTCTTTTTGATCTTCTGAGCAAGCATCGACAACATGATGGTCTTTCCGGCTCCTGTTGCCCCAAGAGCCAGAGTGTTGCCGTGCTTCTTCAAAGCTTTCTCCGCCTTGTCGACGAGTCTGGCTTGATACGGTCTCGGAATCATCTCGCTTCCTTTGGTTGGTGGTTTATCGCTGTGGTCGGGGACCGAAGTCCCCGGGATTTAGGAGAAGTCCATGCCGCTAGTCAGGAGGCGAAACGATCCTGCCTAGCCCACAGGGATAAACCGGCCTCCTCCGAAGAGAAGGCCGGGATCTTTACTGCGCCCAAGCAGGAGTGTTCTGCTGGTTCTGCTGCGGATTCTGCTGCATCTGGGCCTGTTGCTGAGGAGCCTGCTGTTGAGGCGACTGTTGCTGGCCTGCCGGGGGCATCTGACCCTGCTGAGGCTGCTGCTGATAGCCGCCCTGCTGCTGGTTGTTCATCAGGTTGCCCTGCTGCTGTTGGGGCTGCTGCGGCTGCTGAGGAGCCTGTTGCTGCGCGTTACCTGCAGCCCATGCGGGTGCTGCGCCGCCCTGCTGACCTGCCGGAGAGTCGGGGATCTTGGGAGGAGTCTGGGTGCCGACGATCTCACCGCCATTCATGAGTTCCTGATATTCAGGCTTCTGCGGTTCGATGATCGACTTGAGGGAGTTGTTGACGTACTCGTCTCCGGCTCTCGGCTTGCGGTAGCCGATGACTGCCGGGAACTCCAAACCGCTGAGTTCGGAGAAGTCGTTGATCTGACGTGCGGTCATGGCCTGCGGGGACTGGTCATCACCGCTAACGCCGCGTGCTGCGTTGAGGATGGCGCGGATCTTGGAACGGGCGATGTCGATGCCCTTCTTGTGGCCTTCATTGGACATGTCGCCAGCGACGCCCAGGTTCTCAAAGATCTTGCGTCCGACAAAGGACTGACCACCGATAACTTCCAGTTCGCAGTCGAGATACTGCCAAGCGGACGATTTCGCCTGCTTGACGATGGATCCGGACTGCTGGTCGGGACGGATGTTCATACGGAGTCGGACCTTGGTCCCGCCGGGGATCGGTTCTCCGGAGAATTCCTGCTGCGGTGCAGCATCGTTAAAGTCCATGGTCATTCTACTGAGCCTCCTGCTGATTGGGGTTGGTGTATGTGAGTTCCTGCCGCTGAGAGGTGGTTTTGATCTTGCCCATCAAGTTGCCCAGATGCGGCTGCTCCAGCTCCTGCAGCTTGCCGCTGCGGTCTTTGGCGGGATAGTTCCACTGGTTGAGTTTGGTGCAGACAAAAGTCCGGGCGGGGACGCCTTCCTCGTTGGGGACATCCACCATGGAGATGACCTGATCGAACAGCCCGGGGAGTTCTCGGCCAGCCTTGGAGCCTTCGATTTGCGGCTCGTAGGTGATCTTGCCGAAGTCGTCCTTGATCTCGTCGAGACCGCCGAGAACCCAGACCGTCTTGCCTTTGGTGTGCTGGATGTGGGTGAGCCACTGGACGACAGATCTGCCGAGCAGCCCATAGGTTCCACGGGTGTCAGGGTTGCCCTGCTTGTTGAACGAGTCAGGCTGCTGTTCTGCCCAGAGCCAGCACAAGCGTGCGGCCACGGAGATGGAGTCCCAGAAATGAATCGTGAGACGACCAACGAGTTCCGCGACTTCCGGATACTGCTGGCAAACGTAGTCGTAGTGGGCTTGGGAAAAAGGCTTGTCCGGAGCGAGGGCAACATTGGGACCACCAGCGAGGCAGGCTATGTCGAGTGCCTCCTGCCATGTCTCAATGTCGATCGAGGCTCCGGGCCAGTCCTGGACCGCGAGATCTCCTGCCTCAAGATTGAGGAAAAGGGTCTCTTCGACGGGCAGGGTGTAAAGGAGTGATGTCTTGCCGATCCCGTGAGGACCGAAGATGACGCCCTTGATCGACCTGTCCCTCATCCGTTCTTCGGGGGTGATGATCTTGATCGCCATTACTGCACCCACTTTTTGTCGGGATTGGTGGTGATCTGCTGGTAGACATGCTCAGCGGACTGACCTGCGCCATCTGCAACGAGGGCAGCAAGGTCGCCAATACCGATGACTGCGGAGAAAGCCTGCCCTTCAAGACCGTTCAGGCAGATGAGGACGTTGCCGGAACCTTCAAGGTCGTGTTCGGCTACGATGTTTTTCAGAAAGGCCGCAAAGAGTTCTGCGGACTTACCTTCAAGCTTCACGCTCTTCATTACGCCTCCTTCAGCTTCACAGACAGCTTGCCGGGGGTGACGGTGCGTGCATCCAAGAAGGCTTTCTGGATGTTCTTGGGCCATGCCTTGAACTTGCGTTCATCGACGCCATAGGTGATCTTGAGGTACTGGGTGGGATCGTCTCCGGCCTCTTCCATCTTGCTGGCGAGTTCGTGGAGTTTGGAAGAATCCCATTTGACCTTCTTGGGTCGATCAACAGTCACTTTGAAGCCGTCCTCTTCCATGGACACGGCTCCGAACTCTTTGCCCTGCAGTTCACGCAGCTTGTTGCCGCGCTCTTCATAGCGACGAACCAGTTCGTCACCGACATTCGCCAGATCCTTCTTCAACTCCTTGATCTGACTCTCCAGATCTCCCTTCACCGAGTTCAGGTGTGCGAGAGGGAGTTCATTGAGGTTGAGTGTTTCCGTGGTCATCACGTCTCCTCGCGTTTGACGATCCATTTGGATCAGTTGGTTGTCGCCACTTTGGGCAACAGGGGGTGGGTGAACTTTTTGCGAAACACCCAGAAGTGAGCAGGAATCCTCTTGCCTTTGCCCAGAACCTTCTCCGTTGCCTCTTCAAGCTTTTCAGCCAGATCCGGCGAAGGGCGACGACGCCCATGGAGAATGTTGGAGAACTCAGGCAGTTTCAGATCTGCGGCCTCAGCCACTTTCGATTTCTGACCGTCTTTCCATTCCATGGGTGAGATAGGTAGTCTCAATTTGCCAACTAGTCCACCTCAAGTTGGCATCAAATTTCAGCTAAAATGTTGACAGGTTGGCAAAATTAGCTAATACAATAGCGAGAAGTTGATCACACGACCTAACTAGGCAGACAGGGACTTTGGGGAAGAAAGGAGAGAGCAGATGACAGAATATATTCCGCTGCAGGATGCGTTTCGAGCGGCACTGAGGCTGATGCTGGACAAACACAAGCTGGCCCGGGGCGCGCAGAAAGAACTCATAGAAAAGATAGCCAACAACGGAGGAAGGATAACCAAGGACGAACTCTCAAAGATCGTAAACGGCAAAAGGCCAGCCAGCGAGAAACGGATGGAAATGATTGCCCATTCCTACCACTACTCTTTGATTGAATTTCTAAGTCTGGGGGAGGCGCATATTAAAGGACGCAATGTTTTTCCCTATGAAAAAGATATTGAAGGCAAATCAAAAGAAGAGCAGGCGGAACTTCTGATTGATGAAGTGAAACGAGAAATGAAGCTGACCAGCATGATGGACATCAAGCCACAGGCACTTGGTGAGTTTTTGAACGGGGAAATGTCAGTTGAAGAGTTCTATGAGGAATTCAAGAGAGAACTCAAAACCCTCATAGAGTCGATAAAAAACCTCTAAAGTAGACACCTATTTCAATACCAAAGTGGGGTCGGTCGCATGACTGGCCCCACCTTTTTGTTGAACTTAAATTCCAACTTGAGGTTGCTTAGTTGGCAAATATTGTCTACCTACTCTGGGCAGAGAGAAACTATTAACCAGAGAGGCTTTTGAAAATGGGCGAAAGAACCCCGAAGAAGCAATGTTTTGGATGCAAGTCACGTTTGCCCCTTGAAGCTTTCGTAGACATCGAAGGAACCACTCACTCCATGTGCGCGAGTTGTCGTGCTTACGACCAGCCGCTCATAGCTCCCACCAAGTGCGCCACACCTGGATGCAACAAAAAGACCTACGACCACCGCTGTCCCGACTGCCTCCGCAAATGGAGGTCAAAGAACCGTGTCCCGGTCGAAGACGATCTGTGGGATGTCCCTGCCTATTTCTAGATAAATTCTAGACAGATCGCTCGATACAGACCCCAACATTCTTTGGGGAATTTACCTATGGACGCAAGGAGATTTTCCTGCTTTGGGGAATGATTGATTCGGAGAATTAATCTTTTAACAAGGGGCAATTAATGAAAATCGAAAGACAAAGAACTGTCTTTCTCACGATGGTTCTAGAGGCTTCAAGGGTCGCGCTCAAGACGAGGGACTACGGGCCGACAGGCGAAGCAAACATTGACGAGATCGGAAAAACTGCAGCCTTCTTGTGTCAACTGTACCCTAGGCCGTTCATCTGGGATCAGGAGGAAGAAACTGCATTGGTTCAGCACAGAAAGGCTTTTGCCATGATGATGTGCGCCATTGACGTGGCTCCTGAGTTCATGACGACGTACCTTGATACGATACTGGAAGTCTTGGAATCCGTCAGGCCAAAGCGCAATGATGGAGAGTCTATTCTTTGGTGGAACCTCCACGTCCTGCTCCAAGAGAGGAAGGAAGCAGGAGTAGACGGTAAGCCCAAAGATCCCGCCGATCTTCGCAAGGAAGGACTCAAAAATCCAACCCGGCCTGCGGCCACTTACTAGGTACAATATGAGAATAGTGGGAACGCGGGGGAGGTGAGACCCTCCCCTGCGTCTAGTTGGGAGAATTTGACAATGCTGGTTGACATACGTACCCTACTTGATGAACATATAGTTGGCATTTCCATGGCGATGGTCCAGAAGAACAATCGCTGGAAAAGGTGGCCTCATGTCTTTCCGACAGATGGAAGGAATTTGAAGTCGGCCCTTTTTAATCCGGAGCATGTGGAAGCATATCTGATCAAGAAAGGTGGGGTGAATTATGGTGAAATTCGACATCTCATGGGAGAGGTATCAGACCAAGAAGGGGCTGATGTGGCGTGTCCGACTAAGAGAGGGCAGGAAAAAAGGTCCGTCCAAAGGCGGATTCAAAACCAAGGCCGAAGGGAAGGCGTGGGCTGTCCAGAAGGAACTGGAAATAGTCCAACAGCAGGAGCTGGCGGAGGCGGAAGCCAAAAGGACGATCCACACGGGGCTTTACGACGCCTACAATGATTATCTGTCTTGGGGACAACCTCGCTGGAGAAAAAACACCTACTACGGCAAGAAGGCTGTTTTCGTCCGCTTCCTTGGCTACCTGACCGATCATCACCCGGACGGCCTTGAAGCCCCCTTAAAGCGAATTACAAGCGCATTTATGGAAGAATACATGTACTGGCTTGCCGAGCAGGACGGATGTTCCACCAAAACATCCAACCGCCACAAGCGCGAGGTTGGTGCGGTGTTCAATCATGCCAGACGCAGGGGTGTCCTGAAAGGGCTTGAGAGAGTCAAGGAAAGAGATCTGGACAATCCATGCCGCGACATCGAACCTTTTGCCGAAGACGAGTACAATCGCCCGGTCCCCACCTTTGAGACTGTTGAACTCTACCGAGGCGAAGCGAAGGGAGATGAAGCCGATTATATTGAACTGCTCTGCAACACCATTCAGCGCGGGATCTCCATCCGGCGATTGAAGTGGGAACATGTTCATTTTGCTGAGCGCCGGGTGGGGTTCCGCCATAAGAAGCGCGACGGAGGCGGATACAGCACAGTCTGGGTCCACATGAACAAAACAGTCCATGAGATCCTCAAAAGGCGTTTCGAGGAAAGGGAGACCGACAGTCCCTATGTCTTCATCAACAAATACTCAGGGGAACGCCTCTTCCGAAGAAGTTCCTTCATCAAGAATTTATTTCACAGGATCCGAGCCAGACTGAACGAGCGACTCGATACCGAGGTTGAACTCGTTACGGGCCACGCCCTCCGCCACTGGGGTGCAAGGATGCTTGATGAGATGGGATACAGCGAGAAACGTATCGGCAACCTGCTCGACCACCAGAACGAAGCGACCACCCGTATCTACCTTGAAAAAATGAGGGTGGACGAAGACCTCGCTGATGGGCTGGAGCAGATCCGGAACGAGAAGAAAAGAAAGCCAAATCACCTCAAGGTCGTGAAGTAGATCTCGACCAAAACCTCTCCCCAGAGCCTCTTCGGAGGCTCTTTTTTTTGACTTCACGAAAAACGTTTTTTGAGATCCGGTCCCAAAATGGTCCCAAACCCAGAGACGGTCCCAAGAAAAAGGCTTACAGCGATTGCCGTAAGCCTTTGTATTTTCTGGCGGAGAGGAGAGGATTTGAACCTCCGGCTGAGTTACCCCAGCACACGCTTTCCAGGCGTGCTCCTTAAGCCGGACTCGGACACCTCTCCGCGTCGAG